TCATTCAATAGGTTTTTGGCTCATTTTCATTTTTGAATCAATCAAGTCAGCAGCATCTCGCTGCATATCGGGGAGTAAATGAGAATATCTATCAAGATAAATTTGTACGCTACTGTGACCTAGACGTTCAGCGCCGATTTTTGCATTTATCCCATTATTCAATAGCATGGATGCATGTGAATGTCTAAGGTCATGGAACCGGATTTTGGGTAGCTCTGACTTTCCGGTTAAGAATGCGAACGTTTCTGTAACACGTCGAGGCTTAATTGGTTCACCATTAGCATAGCAGCACACTAGATCATGATCTTTATAGTTCTCTATCCCAATGTTTTGCTTATTATCTTCAATAATTTGTAGACGATGCTTTAGGTCAGTGATAAGCATATTACCAATAGGAATTCTGCGGGCTGAGCTTGATGTCTTGGTATCTTGGATGATAATGCCTTTGGATGGAGTCCAATTGACTGTTTGCTGGATCATCAAACTCTTCGCTTCAAAATCTATGTCACTCCATCTTAAACCCAGTACTTCACCTTTGCGCATTCCCGTGTGAATGGCTAGAGAAAAAACAATATAATGAACATGTCCTTCGGCGGTTTCAAGAAAATGCAAGCATTGTTCCATAGTCCAAGTTTTCATTTCTTTCCTACGCAGTTTTGGTGCTTCCACTTTATCAATAGGGTTAGAGACAAGCATTTCCCATTTCACGGCCTGACCAAAAGCTTTACGCAATATAGCATGGACGTGACGAACGTAATCCGAAGAATATTTCTCTAATAATCCATTGTAAAATCTGTTTATGGTCAAAGGCTTGATTTGCTGCAATTTTTGCCGACCAATAACGGGCACAATGCGGCTTCTAATAATGGATTCTTCGACATCGTAAACCGTGGATTTATACTTCTGAAGGGCATAATCTTTTAACCATATATCAAAAAAATCAGCAATGGTAAGATTGATTTCAGAAACATAGTCCCCTTTGTCAACACTGGCAAGAAGAGCTATCAATGCACGATCTGCTTCTTTTTGTGTTGCAAAGCCTCCTTTCTTTTTTTGAATTCTCTTTCCCGTCCCCTGATCCGGTGGTAGATCAACAACATAAGTCCAGGTCTTCCCTCGTTTGAATACTTTCCCTTTCATAAATTACCTCCTAGAATTAACGAAAATTTCAGATAGTTCCTATATTCATCACTCCCTTCAAAATTTTAAAAATTCAAAGCGTCGTCTATTGCCTCCATCGTTAAATACAACCGTGTTGACAGTTTGCCATGTCGCCATGCTACACGCGATAGGTTAATGGCAATAAAGCCTTTGCGATCTGGCAGGATAGAGAGATCTCCAGAAAGTATAGTTGCTGAATCATGAGACATGTATGAGGGCATATCGCAGCTTTCATAATTGCCATCAACCTCAATTTCTAACTGGTTGTCCCAGTCAAAGCCATGGGGCTGTTCGATGATCAGCGTATCCGGCCGGGAGCAATCGCCATCCCAATTGTAATAAGCACGAATAAGTAGGTTGGTGCGATTAGCGGTGTAGCTTTCTGGGGAGTCACGAATGATTTCATGAGTCGCAGCAGCTGATTCAATAGCGGATAAAAATTCTCCTTGCTTAATACGATCTTCAATTTGTTCATAGCGTTTTTTTGCAAAATTTAACGGGACATTGAATTCCCGGGATATGTACCCTATCGCTTCACTTCTCACGGATGACAAACTTAACCTTTCTAGCATAAAGAAAGGGATTGCGGCGTAAAAAACAAAACGGTCCGCTTCACTTTCCTGCGCTTTAGTAAATAGCTCGGGCATTATTGTCTGATTTCCAGCATGGCGGAGCATATGACATAGCTCATGAAGGAATTCAAGACGCTGTTGATCTTCTGCAAGACGGTTATCTAGGAATATGGTGTACACGCCAGGGGAAACCTCAATTCCTTTGCTTTTTTTATTATGGTAATGGACCCACACATTGAATTTTGCTGCCAATGATTCAACAGATAAATGCGCAGGTTTGGTAATCCTATGCATTTTGTACAATTCGTTTATCTTTTGTTCGAGTGGGGGGGTCTTGTAATTCATAATCATGTTGTTCACCTCTAAATGGGATCGTATGTTCTTATTAAGACTAAAAAGAAAAGCCATTTCTGGCTAGTAGTATCCAATCAGCTCTCGCCTTGGATATCACCAGGCTTTCGGCCTTTTTCCTTTTCCTGCAGTATTCTAAAAATTTCTCGCATTTCTTCCCGGCGTTCTTCGGGTGCAGATAGATAGTCACGGAAAAATATTCCATGTTCGGGATTGTTAATAAATTCTTCGTAAGTAAGTGATTTTTCTTCATTATCCTCACTTGAAGTATTGTCCTCTGGTGCGAAACCGGCCAACAGTAACAGTTCATTGATATTAGAACCTTCAAGTGCGTTAGCGATGTTGATAATTTTGTCTCTTGAGGCTTGATATCTATTATTTTCTATTGAACTGATGAAAGAATAACTGACCTTTGATTTCTTTTCGAGATCTCTTAAAGATAAATCGTTTTTTAAGCGAAGCTCTTTAATTTTCTTCCCAAGCAGAAGAGTGTTTTTCATTTATCATCACCTAATCAGATATTAAACGTTTTGTAATACAAAACACAACACATAACCAAAAGATGTTCTTAATTTCAAAACATGTGTTGACAAACAAAACACTTAGGATTATTATTTGTTTAGAAATACAAAACAGAGGGCGAGGTGATGCACATGAGTAAGGTATTAGGCAACAATATCGCGCTAATCCGTAAGGAATCGAAGATAACACAACAAGAACTAGCCGATTCTATAGGAATGGAGCGTACATCTTTGTCACAAATAGAGACTGGAGCATATAACCCTAGTGCTGAAACTATGAAAAAAATATCCGATGCTCTAAAGCGTCCGTTAGGAGATATTTTTTTTAATCCTGATGTGTTGAAATTCGAAACAAAATTACTTCCTCTAAGAATTGAACAATCATTAGCTAATGAGGTGGTCTGATCATGGCAAAGGCATTAAAAACACCTTTAACATTCGCAGAGGCTCTTCGCTTGGCTGCTGATTTGGCAGAACAGAATGAAAAGCTAGAACGGCAACTCGCAGAACTTCGGCTGAATGGGGAATATCCTGAAGTGCTTCGACCAGCACATATTCAGAAACTCCTTAGGCTCAGCCCTCCGAAGGTAAATGAGCTTACCAATCATCCGACATTCCCACACTTAAATCGCAACCGCCGAAAGGGCGAGGCCGTTACCGTCCTTAAATCTGATCTTTACCAATGGCTTAAGACCGAGAGATATGAGTAAGAAAAAGCCGCCGTACAATGCGGCGGCCGGGAATGGTGGGCAAGGGGAATTGCTTGCATTAATCATACATCACGCCTCTGTCCAAAAGCATTCCCTATATTTGGACAAATACAGGAGGAATTGATATGGCAATTGGACATTTTCCTGGAGCGCTAAAGGAAGTTATGCAGCGCAAGGGTGTGACGTTGGCTAAAGCTGGTCAAGCCGCACATGTAGACGGGTCACAGATCGGCAAAATTGTTAATGGTAGCCGCAAAGCATCCAAACAGGTGATGCAGGCAGCAGCGACTTATTATGATGATGCTCAATTATTATTGGCTGCGGCAGCTGAGGTAACCGGGGGCGCTTCGGTCCCCTGGCTCAATAACGCTGATCTTCATCCAAGTTCTACACATATCAAAACTATTGAAGAGATTCAGGAAGCTTTGCAGGCACTACTTACCCTACCGATCACGAAGAGCCTAGACCAATTAAAGGCCGGGGACAGGGATGTTATCAAAAACGGCATCATGGAACAGCTTGAGGCAATAACGGCACTAACTCATAATGCCGCCGCCCTGTGCCGCAAGTATGAATTTTCGTACATAGCGCTTTGGTCAGAGCATCGCGCCGAATTAAAGCTTAAAAATTACATGAAATGAGGTAGAGGGATGGAAAGAACAGCGTTGATTGCCGAAGCCATTGAGGCCGGGCAGATTGCGAAGCACAACTTGAAGGTAATTCAGAAAAATCCAGAGGCTGTAAAACATGGAGAATTTCAATCCATTGAAGATTATCTAATGATGGTCATTCGCGTAGCAGAAAATGAAAAAGCCCGCCTGGCAGGGCGGACTCCGTTGAGAACCCATCTAAAGAGCCTCGTTGTGTCCATTTTTACCGTAGATCGTGCCGAGCGCAAGGGGGACAAGGGATATGTCGGATTATGAACGTTATTATAACTCTTACTTTGAAATTTTTACGAGGGAAAAGGAGAGTCGTGAAGATTTATGGTATGCGTCTTGTTACTGCGGCAAGCTTTTGGCTTCTTTTCTCCGCAATATTTTAATTAAAAATTATGATTCTGAATCTGAAAAGTTCGAACAGATCAAGGCTTTGAATGATGCATATCAAAAAACATTCCCGCCTGATGAGGCCTGAGGGATACAGGCCGAAACCCCGCAAGGGGTCGCGGATATCCGCCGCAGCTGCATCGTGCAGCGTCGAACCTTAGAAGTAACCTTCCTCCGGTTTGGCGTTGCACGATGCAGCTGACGCAATAATCTTATGAAAGGGGAATGGCATTATGATACCTGAACATTTATTTCAGGATCGTTACTGGCGGGGGCTGCTTCATATTTTCACGAATCATAACAAGCTTAAGCAATTCTTATCCAATCCGGATTATTTTGATTTTGAAGAACTGTCTTTGCATGTAGAAGCTTTGTTGAAAGCATCGAAGGGTTGGAGTCCATGCGAAAAATTCATGTTGGAAGTTGCGCTACACCTTTTTAACGGCATCAACAAAATAGATCTTTCACAGGCTGACCGCTTAGACAACAAGAGCACTGAAATCCTGCGTGAAGCCTTGCTGCTTCGCCTTGATAGGTAAAGGGGCGCAATATGCTTGTATTCAAAGGTGACACGGTGCGGACAAGCTGCGGCCTGTATGGTGAGGTACTGGATACATGGGGCATCGCCCGCCCATGGGCAAAGCTCCGAAAGGAAGACGGAGAATTAGCATTCTTTCTCCGCACGGATGTAACGGAGATTGTGAAACGCCCGCCTGTAAAGAAGGGCAAACGATGATGATACAGCAGAGGTGAGCTTATGCCAGCAGATAGCTTTCCTTTTCCGATCTTCTCCGGGCTGTTTTCGCCGCAGCATTACAACAACATAGGCAGCGCGATATGGCTATTTGCTTGGTGCATCAGCTCCACGACTAAGGAAGTCGAAGAGGACGGAACTGTCTGGGGGCTTGTCCTCGGTGGGAAGCCGATGAAGCTATCTGAGATCGGCGGAAACTTTGGGGTTACCGACAAGAGCATCAGCAGATGGATAAGTGACCTGCAGGAGCACGGTTACCTCCATATCACCAGAGCGCCCCGGGGTTTGATCATAAGGGTTAGGAAATCCAAGAAAGACCTTCTGAAGCGATCAGATAAACGTGTTCCTACATTAAAAAGTGATCAGACAATTGTGTCCGATCAGAACGAAAGTGATCAGACAGGAATGTCCGATCAGGACGACAGAGATCAGACATATTTGTCCGTTCACACGGATGGTGATCAGACATTTCTGTCCGTTCAGTACGATAGTGATCAGACATATATGTCCGATCAAAGGCCGGGTTTAGGTAGTGATCAGACAAAAATGTCCGATGCAAAAGATATTACTATTACTACTACTATTACTAACTTAGAAAAAGAGTGGTGGGAAGAAGAACCAAACCAAACCCCGCCAGAAAATGACATGTTCGTCCTGATGAAAGCTTACTGCGTTTTACACGGCCGATCAGATATACATGTTTCCCCGAAAGAACGTGAAGCCATGGGTAAGATGGTCACCGGAGGGATTCCTATCCCTTTTACCATCCGAACTATGGAAACCATGTACAGGGAAAAACAGGCGCGTGAGGGCGAAGACTTTGAACAGGCTAATAGCTTCGCTTACTACACAGGCGGCATCAAGAAAGCCTGGAAGAATACCCAAACTGTCAGCAAGACGGACGGCAAGCCTGGTAGTCAGCCGGGAGCTAAGGCAGCTCCATCAGAGCCGCCGCGCAAAACGAAGCAGCAGCAGGAAATGGAAGACCTGCAACGTCGCATGAAGGAGGCCGAAGACCTTGAAAAGAGCGCAAGTGATACAACTCCTGATAGAACTCAAACGGGAGTATACGCACCAGATAGACACCAGCGACCAGGAAGTTACCCGGCTTTACGAAGCGCTGAAAGACTTCCCGTTTGATAAAGCCATCGAAAACGTCCGGCATCATATTTTAACAAATTCATGGGCACCCAAAATCGCCCAGATACGTGCTGGGCACGGTGATATGACTGAGGATATGCGAAGCAAAATAGAGGCCGCGCATGTACTGGCTGAGAGACAAAATAATCGCGCAGAAGTGGCGCTGCCGCCTGCGGGCTGGAAGGAGGCACTATATGCAAAGCTTGGAAGAGATTCGAGAATTACCGAATAGCCCGGCTGCGGAAGCTGCGGTTCTGGGGGCGGTCCTCATGGACAAAACGGGGGATGCGGTAGAGTTGGCGTCCGCTCTTCAGCCTGAATCATTCTTAAACCCTGTGCATCAGGAGATATTCCGGTCCATCGTCACTTTACATCGGGGCGGTGATCCTATTGAATTTCCGGCGATGGCGAATGAGTTGCAGAGCCGAAAGCAATTGGACAAGATTGGCGGGACAAGCTATTTACTCAAACTGGCTCATTCGGTGCCATCGGCGGCAGAGATTGGGTATTACATCGGTATTCTGGAGGACAAGCACACGCTGCGCAAGGCGATCTATGCCGCCGAACGCCAGATGCGGCAGGCGTATGAAAGCGACGACGCCGGACTCGTGGTTAGTACCATGCTCAACGAAGCGTCGGCCTTATCGGATCAGGCTTCATCCGACGATGATTTCCAGCCCATCAATAAGGTGATGATGCAGGTCATTGATACGACGGAGGAACGTTGTACAAACGTCAAAAATGGCATTACAACGGGACTTTATTCCGGGTACACCGATTTAGACGCTATGCTTGCAGGCTTCCAAAACGGCGATTTCATTGTTGTTGCAGCCCGTCCTTCTGTTGGGAAAACAGCATTCGCCCTGAACATCGCGCAGAATGTCGCAGTCCGAACGAAGAAGACGGTTGCTATCTTCAGCTTGGAAATGTCCGCGCCTCAACTTGTGCAGCGCATGATAAGCGCTGAGGGTAATCTGGATTCCAATGCCATGCGGACCGGGGAAATGAAAGGGCATGACTGGGACAAAATGGCTGGGGCTGTTTCCATTCTAGGTGGGGCAAACATCTTCATCGCTGATCCGGCTGTAATCACTGTTCAGGAGATACGCGCGCGCTGCCGTCGCCTAAAGAAGAGTCATGGCCTGGGTATGATAGTGATTGATTATCTGCAATTGATTCAAGGCCGGGGTAAGTCGGGGGAGAACCGTCAACAAGAGGTTTCCGAAATATCCCGTACCCTGAAGCAGATTGCTCGGGAACTTGACGTTCCTGTCATTGCTTTGTCCCAGCTCAGCCGGGGCGTTGAGCAGCGCCAGGACAAACGACCGATGATGAGCGATCTTCGGGAATCGGGAGCCATAGAACAGGATGCGGATGTTGTGGCGTTCCTTTACCGGGATGATTACTACAACCAGGATACAGAGAAAAAGAACATAATCGAAATTATCATTTCTAAGCAGCGTAATGGCCCGGTGGGTACGGTGGAACTAGTATTCCTGAAGCAATTCAATAAATTTGTTAATTATGAGAGGGTACATGCGGCGTCATGACCAAAGGAGGGAATCCAAGTGGACGGGTTGATTATTAAAGCGAAATGGGCGGACTTGATTCTATCTGGAGGAAAGACATGGGAAATAAGAGGCAGTCGGACGTCGAAGCGCGGGAGCATTGGAATTATTAAGAGTGGCACGGGCAAGGTGTTCGGTACGGTTGAGCTACTAGGATGCATTCCCCTTACAATGTTCGTCTGGGATGCCAACCAGGACAAGCACCTTGTTCCCTACGCAGATATCAATTATAAAACCCCGTATGCATGGGTAATGGGAAATCCGGTTATCTTCCCGGAACCGATTCCTTACATTCACCCGCAAGGCGCGGTCATTTGGGTCAAGCTGCCGGAGGGAGGCTGCTATGAGCATTCATCCGCAGGCGCTGAATATGATCAATATGGCATTGGGCAAGGTGGTCCGCAAGGGGAGAAAGGCTGAACGATTTCAATTGTATGTGTGGCCCTATTCCGAGTTGGCAAAGTACCAGACGATAAAAACGGCGTTTGGAGATATACGGATTCGCCCGGATGAATACCTGTCAAAAGGCTATTCCTACATCCGGGAAGATTGGGGCGGCGGGCAAATAGGTTTTGCCTGGGTCTGCTATCCAAAGACGGCGAACATATTTGAGAATAGAAAAGATCAGAAACATGCCTGATGAAGATTAGACTTATAAGGCGTATCAAGGGAGGTCATGGTTATGAATCTACCAGAAGAGATTGCTGGTTTAGTAGAATCTGGAGCAATTTTCTACTGTTCTCATTCAGGTGGTAAGGATTCGCAAGCAATGTATGCCTTGCTCCAGGGCTTCATTCCAAATGATCAATTGGTTGTGGTTCATGCAGACCTGGGTGAAGTTGAGTGGACGGGCGTTCAAAACCATATTACTTCTAATACCCGGCATCCTGTAAATGTAGTCAGAGCGATTAAGCATAACGGTGAGGTGAAGACGCTGCTTGGCATGGTTGAGGATCGGGGGAAATGGCCTTCTTCATCATGCAGACAGTGCACCAGTGACCTGAAACGCGGGCCGATATTTAAGTTTATCCGAAATGACCTTAAACAACGTGGTGCTTCCATAGCGGTGAATTGCATGGGCATCCGGGCAGAGGAGTCCTCAGCCAGAGCTAAGAAACAGCCGTTCCAATATAACGTTTCCGAGAGTTGCCGGAGCCGAGACGTATACAACTGGATGCCGATTTTTGATTTAACTACTGAGCAGGTATTTCAAGTAATTGGAGATGCTGGGCAGGAACCGTTCTGGGCATACGCTGACGGAAATGAGCGTCTGAGCTGTGTGTTCTGCATCATGGGTTCAGTCAATGACCTCCGACATGGAGCCATCTGCAACCCAGACTTATACCGCAGGTATGTTGATCTGGAGAAACAAATTGGACACACCATGTTTATGAAGGGGAAACAGCCGATCAGCCTGGAGGATCATATAGGGATCAAGATTGATTAGAGGAGATGTGTTTCATGGAAGAAGAGAAATGTCCACAATGTGGAAATGAAAACCTGAAGGTTTATGAGCAAATAGCAGTCGGAAGAATCAGATCTGTTAAAACTGGCAAGGTGCTGAAGATTGAAGGATTTCTTGAAACGACATGCTGGAACTATTTTTGTAAATGTGGCTGGGTCGGGGAGATTCTAACCACGTAATGCGCAGTACGAGAGTGTAGCGAAGGAGTGAACATTGGAATGCTGAAAGCCAAGAGGAAATATGTTCGTGTCTGCAAGCAATGTGGAGGTGCAAAAGAGTACATCCTGCTTCAGACGTTTCAAGGAAAAGAGTATGCTACACCTGTGCGCTGCACGTACTGTGATGATAATGGAAATAATTATGACAATCGCAAGGTAAATGCACAAAAAAAGACCCCTTAATCCTTGGCCGGTCCCGGGGGTCAATAAACGGTAAATTATACCTCAAACCCATTATAGCATAAAGGGGCGAGGGGAATGGCAATGGTATTGGAACAAGGGGAATTGTTTCCAAGTGCGACCGAATTTGATATCGAAATTACAAAAGTTTTGCTTCGCAAATATCCCAAAATGGCAATTACCGTCAATGGATTAAAGTTAAGAGGTTCGCTTTCCCCTAAAGAGAAATCTACACTTAAAAAGTGGGACCCCATAATTGAAAATATTGAGTTGGCGATTCATGCCATTTTGGACTTAGAAATTAAAGAGATCATGGAATACCGGTTCATTGACCGAAACCCACGTAAAGCAGCATTAATAAAATGGTCCATTTTCTCGGAGCGATCATTTGATAGGAAGATCCAGGAAGGGACAGAATCAGTAGCCGGTACCCTTAAAATGCTCGGCATTATCTAAAACGTGTCTGTAATCTGTCTGTAAAGCGTCTGTTTTAGGTCAGTTTAACGTCAGCAAAGCGTCTGTATTTTGGATTTACAGTAGGGACATAGGGAAGAAGTTATTCCCGGGTGTCCCTGCTACCCCTTACCCCAGCAGGACTCGGCCATGCTGAATCAGTGATGAAGCACCTTTGACAAGCGCAAGACGCAAAGGGAGTGGAGCTGTAGCACAAGTAGCAAGTAGGTGTTCGCGGCGGTATGGATGCGGGGAATGAGAGTTCATAATGCTCTCAACGCGCTCCACCCGGGCGCGATAGGCGCATAGGGGATATGTTACGGCATTGCCGTCCGTCACCATGCAAATACGGGATTATGTACAATGTGAACATTCGAAGTCGCCCTATTATAGGGCGGCTTTTTATATTGGGGGAAAAGCAATGAAAGAGATAAGGAGGCTTAGAGAACCGCCAGAACCGAAGCAGCCGGTTAATTGCAAGGGTTGTATCTGGGGGAAGTGGGAAGCAGCTGCTCAGTTCTGTTCCAAACCGTCAGGCTGTATTAAGGTGGACGGTGAGAGCAAATGAACTTTGTTCAGCCGATTCGCGATCAAGAGACGATTGATAATATTAAGGGATTCTTTCGGAAGGAATTTGGCAAACAGGGTGAACGAAATTGCATGATGTTTGTCTTGGGCATTAACACGGGGTTGCGGATTCAGGATATTTTGAAGTTCCGCAAACGGGATGTTATCGGGGATCAGATCGTTATGAACGAAATGAAGACCGGAAAGAGGAAGATTATTCAGATCAACCCAACCCTTAAGCGTGAACTTAAAAAGTATACGGCTGACATGGACATGGATGATTACTTGTTCCCTTCTCGGCAAGGTGGAAAGAATAGACCCATCAAGCGCGATATGGCGTACAAGATCATGCGGAAAGCGGCGGATGAATTTGACCTTGTGGACATCGGTACTCACACCTTACGGAAGACGTTCGGCTATCATATGTATCAAAAGACGAAGGACATTACACTTGTGAAACGTCTGCTGAACCATTCGAATGAGAGTATCACCATGGGTTACATTGGTATGGATCAAGATATGATGAACACGGCTATGAATCGTTTTGGCCTATAAGTTATTCATATTTAGCGAGTGTATAACTGATGCTGGAGAGGTGTTCATAAACCCTTATGTATCAAGGGATCGCAGCCGCCAATCGAGTTATGCAGAATAATAAGATATGAGGAACTGCCTTTTTATTCAAAGTATGCAGTTTTAGCCTCATTCGGTGGTTGTTATGAATTGAATAGCAGCAGAAAGAGCCCTTTTCTAATAAGGGTTATTTGGCGTTGCACGCTTAAAAAAGCCGATGAATATTTATACATTGACCATTTGGGGAGGTTGAATACATGCCGTGGTGGATTTATTGGCTGCTGTTCAACGCTTCTTTCGTGTTGATGATGTGGCAATCGAACAGGAAAGGGTGAAGACAATGTACCAAAAGACAGTTAAAACAATAGGAGCAGTTCACAAGACTATGGAGGCGCTGGACTCTCTGGATAAGGAGTACAACATCACCAAGACGATAAAACAGCCCGTGCCAAGGATTGGTGATAAGGACGGTATACGCCATCCTCCAGTAATAGAGTGGACAATAACAGAAGTAGACGAGCAGGAAGGCACGAAGAGTTACGGCGTTGGAGACCTGACCATTAACGTGAATATGGTCTCTAATATAGAGGACTTCTCCGAAAGGTTCACCAAGGAATTTGAGAAGGTGATAGCTGGCGTAGAGTCAATGATGAGCCGCCCACTCTCTGACTACGTATCTGTAGGGATAAGTGCAGGCGATGCCGAGCAGACCTAAACGCCCGTGTAATAAGGCCGGATGCCGTGAGCTGGTCAGCAACGGCGGTTATTGTGACAAGCATAGACAGCAGCGAGAGCAGCACAGAGGAACGTCAGCGAGTCGAGGCTATGGACACAAGTGGAAGAAGGAACGACTGGAGTACCTGAAGCTGCACCCGCTGTGCGTGGTCTGTAAGGCTTCAGGTGTGGCAGGGGCTGCTACTGTAGTGGATCATATCATTCCGCACAAGGGTGACGATAAGCTGTTCTGGCGTCGTAGTAACTGGCAGCCGCTTTGTGCTTCCCATCACAGCCAGAAGACGGCCAAAGAAGACGGCGGATTTGGAAATAAAATTGTTTTTTAATTTTTAAAATATTTTTTTTAAATTATTTTTAAAATATTTTCTTCTGAAAAATATTTTAGACCCGGGGGGCCCCCAAAAAAACTTTTTTTACCCCCCCTAAGAGACCGCATCGGACTCTCGTATTAATTTTTTTCGTTTTTTGAAACTTTTTAGAAATTGGAGGTGCGCCCTCATGGCAGGGAGAAACGCCAAGCCGGTTGCTCTGCACATTGCAGAGGGCAACCCTAATCGTTTGACCAAGGAGGAAATTAAACAGCGGACGGAGTCCGAATTGAAGCTTGGAAAAAATGATTTGAAAAAATTAAAAAAGCCAAAGTACATTTCTCAAGACAAAGTTGCGAATAAGCTTTGGGGCGAATTGATTAAAGAGTACCAAGAGTCCGCTAATCAGGGAGTTTCATTATTAAGCAGTACGGATGTGGGGACATTTGCTCTTTACTGTAAGACCTACAGCGAATATGAGAACCTTCTGGACCAATATCAAAAGCTGGAGAACATCGTCATTGACGAACACATCCTGGATGAATATATCGGAGAAGCGGAAGCGGCGCTGGACGTCAATTTAAAGGCGCTTCAATATCTTTCGCAATTAGCCAGCCTGGAAGGGATTCTGAAGGTGGAAACGGCCATCAATAAAAAGGTCGATATGCTGCTGAAATTGCAGGACCGGCTATTCCTTAATCCGCTGGCTAAGGTGAAGAACGTAACGATTCCCAAAAAAGAGGACAAGAAGTCCGCGATGGCTCAATTTATGAGCCGGAGAGCTGGCGGCAGCCATGGCACATGATAAACAGCGGGCGCTTGAACCCATTGAGTTCATTCAGATGCTGCATGCGGTTGATGATTTCTATGGACAGCCGTTTATCCTGCTGGACTGGCAGCATGAAATTCTGTGGAATGTGTATGGGACCGTAACGGAGCGGGGATACCGGCAATACAAATATGCTTATTTGGAAGTCCCGAAGAAAAACGGGAAAACCAGTCTGATTGCTGCCGTGGGTTTATATCATTTGGTTTGCGATCCGCCGGGCGGACAGATTTACTGCTGCGCGGCAGATAAGGAACAGGCGAAGCTCGTTTATAAAGCAGCTGCCGCTATGATTGAACAGGAGCCGGAATTTGAAGGCATCCTAAAGGTGCTAGACAGCTCCAAGGAAATTAAAAATCTGATTACTGGCACCGTCATGAAAGTGTTGTCGGCGGAAGCATACACCAAGCACGGCATTAACCCGACGGTTGTTATCTTCGATGAGCTTCACGCTCAGCCGAACCGTGATTTGTGGGATGTTATGACCTTTGGTTCAGGAGCTGCCCGTAAAGAACCGCTGTGGTGGGTGATTACCACGGCCGGTGACGATCCAGATCGGGGCTCTATCGGCTGGGAGCAGCATGAATATGCCAAGCAGATCCGTGACGGGGTGAAGATTGACCCATCATGGTATGTCAAAATATATGGCATACCGGAGGATGGAGAAGACGAAAACGGCCAGGAGATTGATATTTACGATGAAAATCTATGGTACCAGGTGAATCCAAGCCTTGGGCATACCATAGACATAGATGCTGTAAGGCAGGAGGCGCTAACCGCTCGGAACAAGGAGTCGGCGGAGCGCCTTTTTCGTTGGCTGCGACTCAATCAATGGATCAGCCTGAAGCGGACCGGCTGGCAGCCCCTGACCTTGTGGGACAAGACGGCGGGCAAGTGGGGATTATCGGAGCTGGTGGGCAAACGCTGCTATCCGGGCGTTGACTTATCCAGCACCACGGATATTACGGCTGCTTGCTACCTGTTTCCACCGCAGGAAGGAATTCCAGACTGGCGGGTGATTTTTGATGCCTGGATTCCGGAAGATAACATGCGGGAGCGGGTCAAGCGGGATAAGGTTCCATATGATCGCTGGGTTGATCAGAAATTTATGCTCACTACGCCCGGGGATGTGGTGGATTATGACTTTGTGGAAGCCCGGTTACTGGCATCCAACAAGCAGTATGACATCCACACGCTCGGAACGGACCCATGGAATAGCCGAATGCTAACTCAGCACTTAATGCGGGAAGGCATGGAGGTTGTAGAAATCGCCCAGGACATGAAGAACATGAGCCCGGCCATGAAGATGATTGAGCAGCTGATGAAGCGCGGACTGATGAGTCATGAAATCAATCCGGTTGCCCGCTGGTGCTGGGGGAATATCGTCGTTGCTGTGGATGGTAACGAGAACGTGAAGCCCATGAAAAATAAGTCGAAAGAACGCATTGATTTAATTGTCGCCATGATTAACGCCATGGCTACGGCCATGATGTTTGAAGAGATCAATCCTAACGTGGATGAGTTTGCCGAAGATGATTTCTTGAAAAAATTATGGGGCTGATGTTCCGAGGGGAGGGGGTGCTTGTGTGAGACAGAATTTGTTAACGCGAATGTTTGGGTTTGGTCGAGATAAAGTGGAAACACGTAGCCAGGAAGTGGGTTTAAATGACCGCAAGCTGCTGGAGTGGTTGGGTTTGGATGTGGGTCCGGGCGAAGTCAACATTAAAGGATGGAATGCCCTGAAGGTTGACACAGTATATGCCTGCATTAAGGTTTTATCCGATGCTATTTCCAAGCTGCCGCTAAAGGTGTACCAGGAGGACGATTCAGGCATCACCAAGTCAGCCAAACATTACTTGTACCGGCTACTCAAGCTGCGGCCGAATCCATACATGTCCGCTGCGGACTTTTGGAAGGCCATCGAGGCGAACCGGGCCATGGGGAACGCCTATGCCTCTATTGAATTTGATAAACGCACAGGTAGAGTCATTGGGCTATGGCCGATGGATGCCAGCAAAGTCCGGGTCATTGTGGATGATGCCGGGATCTTACCGGACCCCACACTTCGCATTGCTTCCAGCCAGACACGATTATGGTACGAGGTGGACATAGGCAACGGGCAAAAGCGCAAGCTGCTGCCGGAAGAGGTGTTGCATTTTAAAGGGAGCATTACTCTGGACGGCTTAATCGGCGTGCATACCATGGATTACTTGCGGACTTCTGCCGAGAATGCGGCTTCTGCGGGCAAGTTCATTAACAATTTTTATAAGCAAGGGCTTCAGGTCAAAGGTTTGGTGCAATACACCGGTACGCTGGACGATGGAGCCAAAAAGGTATTCAAGGATAATTTTGAAAGCATGACATCCGGACTGAAGAACAGTCACCGGGTCGCCATGATGCCTTACGGCTATCAATTCACGCCGATAGCCATCAGCATGGCCGACGCTCAGTTCTTGCAAAACACGGAACTGACGTTCAGACAGATTGCCAATGCCTTCGGCGTCAAAATGCACCAGCTGAACGATTTAGCGAAGGCCACGTACAGCAACGTGGAGCAGCAGCAGCTTGCTTTCTACAGTGATACCCAGCAATCGATTCTTACCACTTATGAACAGGAGCTCTCTTACAAATTGTTCATCGATTCGGAGCTGGACGACGGGTATTATTGCAAGTTCAATGTGGATTCTATTTTGCGCGCTGACCTGAAAACCCGGTATGAAGCCCATGCCAAAGGGATTTCGGGTGGATTTCTTACGCCCAATGAAGCACGGGCAGCGGAAGACAAGCCGCCAATGCCGGGCGGGGATCAGCTGGTGTTCAATGGAAATGTCATACCGCTGACCATGGCAGGCCAGCAATACATGAAGGGGGGTGAAGAAACTGAGCCAGAAGAAAACGAACCCGACTCCGACGAAGGAGAAGAGGGCAATGCCGGCGACATTAGAGATCCGGGAGACGGAAGCGACGGAGACGGAAGCGAGTAAGCGAACCTTGAGCGGTTCAATCAAGTATGACTCCGAGTCTCACGTTATGCGAGATTGGTATGGTGACGACTTTGTAGAAGTGATTGCCCCGGGTGCTTTCACGGAGTTTATGCGTGAGAGTAACACCGTATCCCTTTGGTGCCATAGTACTGATCAGATCCTAGGGAATACCCGATCAAACACTTTGCGATTATTTGACGGTCAAACAGAGTTGCGCTTTGAACTGGACCTTCCAAATAGCACTTGGGGAAATGATGCTTATGAAAGTATTCGCCGTGGTGATGTGGACGGTATTTCCTTCGGTTTTAACGTTCGGACCAACGGAGACCGGTGGTCTAAAATTGAGCGTGATGGAAAAACACTCTATCGACGCACTGTTTTAAATGCTACATTGCCAGAAATTTCACCGACACCGTTCGCTGCTTATCCTGAAAATGAAGTTTCTGTTCGATCCTTGGAGGATTTCAAAGCCAACGAACAGCGGGCTTCCGATCAGGTGTTAAAACAGAAAATGTTGATTGAACTGGAGCTGATTTGATCGGCTCTTTTTGTTTGGCCAAAAACCATTATACGGAGGGTTACAACCTATGAATAAAGAATTGCGTGAGCTGCTGGCGAAGCTAGAGCAGCGTAAAACGGAAGTGCGCTCTTTCCTGGCGCAGGATAAGACGAAAGAAGCAGAGGATTTAATGAACGAAGTCCGTTCCTTGCAAGCGAAGGCGAAGATGCTGCAGGAGCTGGAGAATGAGGAACGCGATATTCTGGGCGGTGGTGAGGAATTGGGTGGCCGCGCTACAGGCATGGAGAAGCGCGAGGATGCCGAACTCGAGAAGGAGTATCAAGGTATCTTCTTACGGGGCCTTCGTCGTCAAGGGGTAACGGCGGATATGCGGAGTGTGGTTAAGGAATATGAACGCCGGGCTGTGATGAATGAAGGAGAGACAAACCCTGCCATTCCTGCTGGGGATTCGCATTTGTTGGTTCCGAAGGATATCCAAACAAAGATTTATACATTTATGCGTTCCTTGGATGATCTTTCACAGTATGTTGACGTCATTTCGGTAAATTCTTTGTCTGGTTCTCGAGTGATGGAGAAGATTCAGGACATGGTTCCTTTCCCGATTATTGATGAGTATGCGCCAATTCCAGAAACCGACAACCCAACCTTCCAGGATATCGACTATAAGGTTCGGAAACGTGGGGGTATCCTTCCACTCACGAATGAACTTCTGGCTGATAGCGATCAGAATTTGATTGAATATATCACAGATTGGCTGGGCCGCAAGGCGGTAGTCACACGGAATGTTCTAATCACGACGCTTGCAAAAACGCTCCCGAAGGTGGATTTAGCTAATTTTGGTGACGTCAAGCGCGTTCTCAATGTAGATTTGGACCCGGCAATTAGCCAAACGTCCATAATCATGACCAATCAAGACGGGTTTAACTGGTTGGATCAATTGGTTGATACCCAGGGACGGCCACTCTTGCAGCCGGATATCACTTCACCTACCGGCATGGTGTACAAGGGTCGCCGGATTGTCGTGGTTGCCAATCGGTATTTGCCAAGCGATACCGTAACCGGGAAAGCGCCTATCATTATTGGTAATCTCAAACAACTGATCAAGCTGTTTTCCCGTAAATTTTTCGAGTTGGCCAGCACTAAAGAAGGCGGCGACGCTTGGAGACGGGATACTACGGAGTTCCGGGCTATTATGCGGGACGATATCAAGATTTGGGACCCGGGCGCGGCTGTTTTCGGCCAATTGGATATTTCGGACGAAGCATAGGGGCAATTCGCCCCTTTTTTAAACCCATGGCCGGATGATCCGGCAGAAGGAGGCCAATTATGGCTAAAACAGCAGAAATGTATGAGGTTCTGAAGGTATTCCGGGATAAGGAGACCCAAAAGCGCTACATTGTGGGCGCTTCGTACCCCGGAAAGGACCTGGAGCGTGTCATGGAGCTGCAGGAAGCGGGCTATCTGGCGGCTGAACCGCAGGCACAGGATGCCCCGAAATCCGGCGAAAAGAAGGAGAAAGAGCCGGATGTGCAGACGTCAGAAAAGGGAAAAGCGGACGAGGTGACGCCGGATGCTGACGACGCTGGCAAAAGCTAGGCTGCTGGGCGTTGATCCGACGGGTGACCTGCAAGATGTAGAGTTGACGGCGCTGCTTATCGTGGCTTCCGCAGCGATTGAAGAGAAATGCCGCCGGACCTTCAAGCTCCAGGAGTACACCGGGCGGGTGAACGGGATGAGCGGGCAGTATTTGTATCTGCCTAACTATCCGGTTCATTCTATATCCGTGTATCAGAAGCCGGAGCACCCGTTCACGGATGTGGAGACACTGGATAACGGTGTGTTCTTCCGGCGCTGCGGCTGGCCGGGCGGGGAGCGCGGGCTGTCGGTGACCTACACCGCCGGTTACGTCCTGCCGGAAGATGCCACGGAGGAAAACCCGTCCACCCTTCCGGAAACGCTGGAATATGCTTGCGTGCTGATGGCAAAACATCTGCAGCGGGAGCCAGGAGTTGCTTCGGAGCGGGTCGGGGATATATCGGTTGCGTATGCGGCAGCAGAGGCGGACATGCCTCTGGCGGTCAAGTCTTTGATAGCCCCGCATATCCGGCCAGAATTGTGAGGTGAACCTATGGCAAGTTCAAGAGCACGGGCGCGGCGGGTCGGTGTCCAGGTCAGCGGCGAGGATAACTTGCAGCAGCTGGCCGAAATGCTGCGGCCACTTGCGGGACAGAAGGTCCGCATTGGTATGCAAGGGGACGCTGAGCTGGCTATGATTGCAGGCGTCCACGAATACGGCAGTATCAAAATGAACATTCCAGCCCGGTCTTTCATCGGCACGGGCAAGAAGAAGGGGCAAGCCGCCATTGGGAAGCTGGTCCGCGCCGGGGTGACAGAAATCGCTCACGGGCGTAAGTCGGTGGATGAGCTATTTGCCGAGATCGGCGAGACGGGGCTTGACCGGATGAAGAAGAACTTTGAACGGATCAAGCAGCCGCCATTGTCTGCCCGGTATGCAGCCCATAAGACCGGCCCCCGGAAGCTGCTGCAGCGCGAAGAGGAACTGCACGACTCCCTGACCTATGACATTGTGCCGAAGGGGGATTAAGGATGCGGAGCTTTAGATTTGCTGCCGTGGTCCGGAAGTATTTCCGGCCGTATACCCAGGTACGAGACAGCGGCGGTGCATGGGTCACAGGGAAATGGGTGCCCTCCCCACCGGAGCGTGTGCAACGGAGCGGAAGCATACAGCCGGTCAGTGCCATCCTACAGGCCACGGAGGGTGGGAATTACACCAAGACAGACCGCATGCTCTATACGACGGCTACGCACAGCACCGGGGAACGTATCGAGTACCTGGGCGTGCAGTATACCGTCGAGGAGTCGCCAGACCGTGAGTATTCCGACATCAATCAATATCTGCTGCGGAAGGTGGTCGCCAATGCTCCCGTTTGAGGATATCCGTGTTGCTATTGTAGAGGGGCTGGAGTTGGTTTCCGGCAGGCTGGTAATAGAGATGAACGGCGGCGGGGACATTCCTCCCGGCGATTTCATGACTTACAGTTTTGTAGGCGGCTTCGAGTCCTCCGGGGGCCAACCGATCATAACCCAGCAGGCCGGGCAGCAGCAGAGGCGGGAGGCTGTGACATTCACCGTCTCTTTTAACTGTTATGCCGATGATTCAGACGTTGCTATGGTCAATGCTATGCGCGCCCGTGACTGGTTCAAGGTGACGGGCCGGGAACTGCTGAAAGACACGCTGGACGTTATTGTGATCGAGATCGGGGAAATCCAGAACCGGGATATTAACATCGGTGAAGAGTGGGAGCGGCGGCAGGGTTTTGACGTTGAATTTCGGGCTACAGATCTTGTGATTACCAACCTGTCCGGCTGGATCGAGACAGCACCAATACAAAGGAGTGATTATGTTGAGCATTAGCGACGTTACAGTAACCATTGCCGTGCTTAAACCGACGCCTATCCTGGGCGGTTTCGGTAAGCCCTTGATTCTCGGGGCCAGCGCGGCAGGTAAGGATTTTAAGAATTATGCAGATATTGATGCAGTGAAGGTAGACTATACCGCCAGCACGGAGGAATACAAGGCAGCTGCCGCATTATTCGCTCAGAAAAATCCGCCAGCAGAGATTGCGATTATTTCCCGCAAGACTGGAGCAAGCCCCGTGACGCTGGCGGATCTGCTGCCGACACTGTTTCTTAAGGATTGGCATTTCCTGGTTACGACCACAACCACGGTCGAAGACTTGATTTTAATCGCCGATGCGGTAGAAGCGGACAAGACCCGTTACTTTTTGTTCCGAACCAGCAGCAAAGCCGACTTAGCGACGATCAAGGCGAAAAATTATGACCGCACGGCACCGATGTATCACACGACCATCACGAACTACCCTGATGCGGCATGGGTGGGCGCTGTTGGTAGTCTGCCGGTGGGATCGGTGGATTGGAAGGGCTGGACGCTGGTTGGCATTACGCCGTTAGACATTGACGCCACGGAGCTGAATGCTATTCGCGCGCTGGGTGCTAATACCTACGTCACCACAGCGGGGACAAATGTCACCAGTGACGGACGGTCTGTCAGCGGGGAGTTTATTGACTTCATTCATAGTCAGGACTACATCGTGTATTCGATTCAGTACGCGGTTCAGGACTTGTTTAATCAGGCGCAGGCATCCCTTACCAAAATTCCGTATGACAACCGGGGGATTGCACAGATCGAGAGCGCGGTGCGTACGGTGCTGCAGCGGGCTTACTTGCAGGGGATGATTGCTGCGAATGAGGACAACGTGCCGTTGTATAATACGACATTCCCGCCAAGATCCCAGGTGGACCCGGCGCAGGTCGCCGCCCGCAATTATCCAGATGGACAATTCGATTTTGTCATTGCTGGATCGATTCAGAAGGCCGCGATTCGCGGCACGATTAAATTTGTATAGGAGGCGTTAAGAGTGGCTGAACCAAAAACATATGATCCGATGGACGTCACCACCATTGTGGGTGGCGTCTTTTTGACGGGGTACGGCGAGGATTTGGTATCTGTCGTCAAGGACGAAGAACAGTTTACGGTGACTGTAGGTGCTCAAGGGGATGTAACCCGCAGCAAGGTGAACAATCCTTTGGGCACAATCACAGTCACTCTGCAGCGCACCAGTCCACAGGTGCCATACCTGGACGGTTTGGCGAATAGCGGGAAATTGGTTCCCGTTTCCGTTGTTTATGCTGGAACACCGAAGGAAACGAACATTTCCACACAGGCATATCTCAAGAAACCTGCGGACCGGGAATACGGGGCTGAAGCAGGCGACAAAACGTATGAGTTCCAATGTCTTGATTTGAGCATGAACTAATCTAAAATTCGAGAGGGGCCTTATTCATCATGGCAAATTTTAAACTTAAAGAAGTAACAACAAAATCCGGTAGTAAGTATACTTTGCAGTTCCCGGGTGTCCGGGCGGTCACCAAAATTACGGACCGCATTAAGAACAAACACGGCATTCCTTCCGATGAACGGTTAGCCGAAGAAATGCTTGCACATGTTGTGGTAGAACCGAAGCTGAAGCTTGATGATTTCGAATCATTTGCTGAATTGACTGAGATCATCGGGAAATCGTATGCCTTTATCACTGGGCAAGACGATGCCGACGAGCTAGAAGACGATGCCGAGGATCAGTAAGAGCGAAGCCAAACGCCGCGCGATTGAAAATTGGAGCCAGTGGCGTTTGCTGCTGTCAGATATGGGAATTACGTATTCTGATTTGCTGATCATGGATGATGAGGATCTTGCAGAGGCAAACGCGGCTTTGGATATCCATATCAAGCAGCAAAAGGATTTGAATAAGAGCAAGTCATAGGCGTCCCTCTGGGGCGTCTATTTTTGTTGCTGGAAAGGAGTGAGTGAATGGCAGGCGGCATTATAGGATCACTTATGTACGCGGTGGGGTTTAAGTTCAATAGTGCAGGAATAGATGAGGCAGACAGCAAGGTCAAGGCACTAACCAAGGGTGTAATCGGCATGGGGGCTTTGGCAGGCACAGCTATGGTCGGAATTGGTACGGCGGCACTCAGCGCAGCGTCCAATTTTGAGAGTGCTATGTCCAAGGTACAACTTACGACCGGGCAGACCACAGACCAAATGGAAGCCACGCGAGGAATCGCCATGGACCTATACAATGATAATTTTGGCGAGAATTGGGCGGACCTGGGCGGCTCTATATCTGCTGTAGCTAAAGCTACGGGGCTTACAGGCAATGCTTTGGAGTCGGCTTCCCGAGAGTCCATGTTATACGCTGACGCGTTTGACGGCGATGTTACGGAGTCCATTGCCGGGGTATCGGTCGCCATGAAAAACTTTGGAGTGACCAGTACCGAAGCTTTTAACCTGCTGACCCAAGGCCAGGAGAACGGCACAAACACACAAGGCGACATGCTTGACTCCATCAATGAGTATTCTCAGGCGTTTGCGAGCATGGGCTTCACAATGGAAGATACCATGGGATACCTTACAAATGGCTTGGCAGCCGGAGCGAGAAATACGGACCTGCTCGGTGACGCGATGAATGAGTTCAGTATCCTATCAATTGAAGCTGGAGGCACCGCAGAAGCATCTTTCCAGGCTTTGGGCTTGGACGCTAACAAAATGATGAAGACCTTTTCCAGCGGTGGGCCAGCGGCAAAGGCTGCATTTAAAGATATCGTATCCATGATTTCAGACATCGAGGACCCGGTGCAACAAAATACTGTCGGTATCGGACTGTTTGGGACAATGTTCGAGGAGCTTGGCGTGAAAGCATTCTCTGCGCTGGATGATGTGAACACCGGATTTGATCAAAGCAAGGGTTCTGCTGCCAATCTATTTAACGGCTTTACGAGCATCGGGGATTCGCTGCAGTACTTTAAACGGCATATCGAAACAGGGATATTGATCCCCATCGGGCAAAAACTGCTGCCGTATCTGAGTATGTTCGGCTCCTGGATATCCAGCCATCAATCGGAAATTGCTGCCTTTGGCGCAATGATTGGCACTGTCCTGGGCATGGCAATTGAAAAGGTGAGCGGCTGGGTGCAGGTATTAATACCCTATTTGCAGGACTTTGGTGCTCAGGCTGCGGCTCTTTGGCCGGACATTCAAAACATCGCCGGGCAGATTTACGAGGTCGGTAAAGCGATTGTGGAGTGGGAGCCATTCATTCCGATTGTCTCCGGCATTGCAGCAGCATTGTTGACCTACAAAACGATTATGTTCACGGTGTCCACGGCAACCAAGATTGCGGGATTAGCTACGCAAACCTGGGGCGGGATCACGAAGGCATTCACGGCCGTGCAGACAGCGTTTAATGCGGTCCTTGCCATGAACCCGATTATGCTTGTCGTCTTGGCGCTGGTTGGGCTGGGTGTGGCCCTGGTGGTCGCCTACAAGCGTTCCGATAAGTTCCGGGCCTTCATGGATAAGATGTGGGCGGGGATCAAGACGGCGACGATGGCCACTTTGAATTTTTTCAGAGTGACGATTCCGAAATACTTTATGATGGCCTTCAATGCAGTCACTTCATTCCTTAAAAAATGGGGGATCACGATTCTGGCCGTCTTGGGTGGACCGTTTACTATGATTGCTCTCCTAGTGTATAAAAATTGGGATAAGATCAGAGCAACCACAGTGTCCATGCTTACAGCGGTGCGGGACAAAGTTCGGGATATTTGGAACAAGATCACCGACACCATATCCGGCGCGGTAACAAACGTTAGGGGAGTGGTTAAGGGGGCCTGGAACAAGGTATTTGAGACCACCAATTCCCTCATGACTAAGGTGTGGAACAAGATCACCGGCATATGGGACCAGATTGTCAGTGGGATCAAGGGTAAGGGCGTGAGTCTTTTAACGGCGGTTACTGAAATGTGGGGCAAGGTGACGGGGTTCTTTGATGGGATCAACCTCTTCGACATTGGCGAAAACATTATCCAGGGATTAATTAATGGTGTCAGCTCTATGACTTCAACTCTCATTTCTAAAGTTGAATCAATGGGGAAAGATTTTATGAGTTCCGTAAAAAGAACATTTGGATTTAAGGCTACTGCGAATGTTTCTGTAGATACTGATGCGGTTTTAGGTGCAAAACCGGATGGGAGTCATGCCAAGGGGCTTTCCTATGTTCCATGGGATGGATATATCGGAGAACTACACAAAGGGGAACGCGTCTTAACCGCAAAGGAAAACGAAGAGTACTCCAAGTACACGCCTGAGAATGCTCCAGCGCGCACCACTAACAACACGAGCAGAGCAGAGGTGAATCCGGTGATCCATATCAATATACAGGGGCAAGCGGATAATCAGACGATCGCTAGTTTACGCGCTGCGATCCGTGAAGAAATGCAGGAAATACTGGAATCCGCATCCCGAATTATGGGAGGGGAACTGAGTGGCGCTAATTGATGGGAAATACATCACGGTAGAAGAGGAGTCTCCAGACTTCCCGGTTGTCGCTACGGAGCAGCCGGTGGAGAAGGGCATTACCCTGGTAGACCATGTACAGCCGCAGGCCCGTACCATATCCCTGTCCGGTGTGATTTCCGGCCCGGATGCTGCGAAAACCCGGGCTTATCTCATCACGGCCAAGGACAAAGGCCAGATTGTGAAGTATGTCGGACGCAATGCGTTTACCGGCATTATCACCGGATTATCAACGCCAACGAGCTACAAAACGGCGAACGGCATGACTTTTACGATGGAGCTGCGAGAGATCCGCATTGCCGCATCTTCTTATGTCGATACGCTGCCGCCTCCCATAAAGGCACAGGCCGCGCCGATTGTAAACAGTGGCACCAAGCAGACCAAGGATAAATCCAGCACAGGCAAGCCTAAAGATGGCGCTGCCGCCAAGGATAAGGACAAGGACAAGGTTGAAAAGGTCAAGTTCAAGTCCGGCAGCAAGTGGGAGGCATAATGGAATACATTGAAATTGAAAAGGATCTTATCCCGTATCGGTTTGAACTCTCCCTGGCGGAAGAAGTATTCACCTTTGAGGTTCATTACAACTCCAGTTACGATTTCTTCACGGTGGATTTAAGCCGGGATGGGGAAGTCCTGGTGTACGGGGAAAAGCTGGTTTACGGACAGACGCTCTTTTATGATGTTCAGGACAATCGATTTCCGAAGTTGCCTCTTGTCCCGTATGACCAATCCGAAAAAAGCACAGCCGTAACCTGGGAGACGCTCGGAGTGAGCGTCTTTTTGTATGTGTGGGACGGTGAGACGGATGGCTAAAACAAATTTTGGCCGGGTCGCGGAGATCATGACCGGCAACATGTCCTTTGCTTTGAGTAAGTACACCATGGAAGGCACTGTGCCATTTGACAACGATGCACTACCCAATGAATCCGAGCTGCGGCTCTGGAATCTGGCACAGACCACGATTAATAACATCAAGCGCAACGGTGTGATTATGGTTAACGCGGGCTATACCGGGGATCTCGGCCTCATTCTACATGGACGCATATCGGCGGTACGCACGCGCTGGGAGGGCGTGGACAAGGTGACGACGATCAACGTCCTGGATAGCGAGGATCTGACGAAACGCGAGGTAACCGAAATTGCCTTTGCCAAAGGGACGCTTGCCAGTGCGATCATTAAACAGATGGCCGCTTATATCGGCCTGCCGGTGGCGCAGCTCATGCTTAACCAGGATTACCGATACCAGGACGGGTATACGGCGAAGGGAAAGGTCACCGACATCATTGCGGAGGTCTGCAAGGACTGCGGCACCTCCTGCTATATCAATCAAAGCAAGCTCTATGTCCGCAACCTGCGCAGCGGCGCGGATGCGGTCTTTGCGTTGTCCCCGGCGACTGGACTGATCGGCAGCCCGGAGTACTTCGAGGATAACGGCTACAAGGGCTACAAGATTCAAGCGCAGCTGCAGCGCCGGATTACCACGGCTTCCGTGATTAATCTGACCTGCCGGGAGTGGTCCGGTAAGCTGCACGTTCGCGGCGGAAGCCATACCTTTTCAAATACCGGCGATTTCATTACAGAGGTGGAGGCGATCATGTGAGTAAAACAGACCCGGCTGGAGCGCTGGCCCATATATTGGGGAAGCATGGGGAAAGGCAGGCGGACGGCATCAACGTGGCCCTGCCCTGCAAGGTGATTTCCTTTGATCGGGTGACGCTGACAGCCTCAGTGCAGCCTTTGCTTAAATTGTTCGGAGCTGAACCGGCACAGATTATGTCTGTACCTGTCACCGGGCAGAAGGTGAAATTTGAACTGGATATCGGCAATGGCCCCCAGCCGTTTGAAACGGTCATGCGCCCGGCACTAGAGCGGGGCGACACCGTGTATGTCGTTTGTGCAGATGCAGAGATCAAAAATGCATTGTCCGGGCGAGTAGCTGTTCCGGACTCCGTGAGGCGGCACAGCCGTATGGATGCCGTCATTGTGGGGGTGCTGCCATGCTCACTCTAAAGCTTGATGATACCGGAGATATCGTGCTTGCGTCCGGACAACTACAAATGGTATCCGGTCCGGAGGAAATCGCCCAATCCTGCCGGTTAATCCTGGGCGTCCAAAAGGGTGAATGGTTTCTAAACCCGGAGCTGGGCATTGATCATAGAAAATTTTTAGGTAAAGGCGTGTCCCGCGACGAGCTGCAGGACGAAATCATGTCCGGTCTGCTCCAGGAACCGAGAGTGCAGACGGTGGATTCGATTACTTTTGAGGTGGACCGGAAGCTTCGGCGGCTTGTCATATCCTTTACCGCCACGGGTACAGATGGTGAAATCATTACAGCGGAAGGGGTGGAGATTGGTGGATGATCAAGGCTTCAAGCGGCAGCGGTTTGCGGAGTTTTTAGCTGCTGTCACGGATAAGGCCAAAAAAGTCTTTGGTGACGAATTGGACACCTCGGAAAAATCGCCTATGGGCATGATCCTGCGCCTGTTTGCTTGGCATTTGGGCTTGATGGATGAGAGGCTTGAGGATGTATACAATACCTCATCCCTTAACGCGGCAACCGGTGCAATCCTCTATAAACTTGGAGGGAACGACGGACTCTCGGTGTATAGTGAGGAATTTGCTACCGGTAGTATCACCGTAACCGGCACACCGGGTTATGAACTGCTTCCCGGGTTTCTGTTGGCTACGGAGTCCGGCGTCCGCTTTGCAACAACCAAAGAGGTTACCCTTTCCGCCGAGGGGAGCGGCACCGTTGAAATTAAGGCCGTCGCAATGGGAGAGGCAGGGAATGTACCTGCAGGGTCAATCCATATTGTTGTAAATCCCAATCCGGACATTCTGAGTATCACGAATGCCGAACAGACCCAGGATGGACGGGACAGGGAAACGGATGCGGCTTTCAGGGAACGGGTGCTGCAGCGTCGGCAGAATCCCGGGACAAGCGGCAACAAAGCCGATTACCTGAGATGGAGCCGGGAGGTTCCTGGCGTGGGAGCTTCGAAAGTATTTCCGTTGTGGGCCGGTCCGAAGACCGTAAAGGTGGTCATTGCAGATGCGGATAAACTACCTGCTTCGGTGGCGCTGGTGCAGGAGGTTCAAACTTACATCGATCCCGCCCCAGGACAGGGGGAGGGGCAAGCTCCCATTGGTGCAGTTGTAACGGTGGCCGCAGCGGTTGCCAAGACGATCCATATATCGGCAATGGTGGTATTGGCAGCTGGATACACTTTGCAATCTGTGCTGAATTCCTTCGAACAGAAGGTCGAGGATTGGCGGGGAAATGCCGCCTTTGGTGTGACCTATGTCAGCCATGCGGTAGTTGGGGCGCTGCTGCTCGGGACAGAGGGAGTCATTGATTACTCCGCGCTTACCTTAAACGGCGGCACGGGCAATGTTCCGTTGGGCGCTGAAGAAGTGCCACTAATCGGGACCGTGGAACTGGAGGTGTAGCAGGTGGCTTATCCGGACAGCATTGATAGGTTTTACGATAAATTGAACAAGAGCGGGACCAGAAATCCGTATGTGATCGAAGAGCGGGTTGCACTATCCGCAGGCAGTTATACCGGCGAGCTGCAGCATGACAATATCAATAATCCATCCATTCGGGTATTCACCGGGTCACGCTTTACTGGGGACGAAATCACAAATTGGACATTATCCGTGCCGAGCGCCACACCGTGGCGCCGGTCCATCAAGATATTTGCCAGCGTGGCGGAAGTCTATGTGACGTATGAGACGCCGGGCGACACCGTGGAGGCCGATGATATTAACGCTGTACAGGCATCCGTCACGGCCACGCAAACCGAGCTGGAGCGGTATAAGACAAACGGACGGATAGACGGCGGATCATTTACGAGAGGGGTGTAACATGTCGCAGACCATACAGATTAAGCGCGGCACAAAGGCGCAGCTTGCTACATTTGGAGCGCTGTTAGCCGGGGAAATGGGCTTTTGCACAGACACGAAGGAAATCTACATCGGGGACGGCACATCGAATTCAATGGTTGGCCGGGCGCTCTCCGGCACAGAAGCATCCCGGCCAGTTGCGGCTTCTGCCGGACGGCTGTATTACATTACGAGCGGCTCCAATGTGGGCTATATGTATTTTGACAGCGGATCAGCTTGGATACGTGTAAACGTGCTATCGCTGGCCGATCTAACCGGCACGATTGATAATGTGGCTGATGGTGCTACCTATGGCAAGGTGCTTAAGGCGGACATCACCGCAGGTCATCCGAATAAGGTGTCGGACGGCACCAATACGAAGACAGCGGCTGAAATCAAGACACATATTGATGATGTGACAAAACACCGCCTCATTAATGATACGGGGATAGCAATCACGGATTTGTGGTCCGCCCAAAAGATCAAAAATGAGATCGAGCTTGCCAAGCATAATATTGAGCCGCAGGCATCCGTGAAGGATCAGAACATCACGGCTCCACCCGTAAGTCCAGCAGAGGCGGACCGCTACATTATTCCTGCAGGCGCTTCCGGAGCCTGGGCCGGGAAAACCAGTCAGATTGCGGAGTATACTTCCGGTGCTTGGGTGTATTATGTTCCCGCCGTCGGCTGGACGGCCTATGTGGATGATGAGCAGAAAATTTACAGCTGGAACGGAACCGCCTGGGTACGGACGGGCGGGGCGCTACAGACTGTTACCGCTGGCAATGGACTTACGGGCGGCGGGCAAGCGGATACCGTAACGCTTACCGTGGGAGCCGGAAACGGGATTGTGGTAGGGGCTACAAGCGTAGCAGCAAAGCCGGGCAAGGGTATCCTGGTGAATGCGACAGGGATCGAAGCCAATATCGACGGTGACAGTCTTGTCTATGATGCAGCAAATGGTAATCGACTCACGGTAGCGGCCATTGATGGCGGTACATTTTAGGGGGCTGGAGCTATGGCAAGAGAAGTATTAATACAGATCCGGCGCGGCCTGGAATCTGCTATAGGCACCCTTGCTGTCGGGGAGCTGGGGTATTGTACGGACACCAGCAAGCTCTATATCGGCACTGCCGCCTCGGGCAATGTGCTCCTGGTAGCCGCGCAGACGTCGGGGGATATGCTGAAAAGCATCTACGACACGAATAATGACGGCAAGGTGGATTATGCCGCGAATGCGGATGCTGTACCATGGACTGGCGTTTCCGGTAAGCCGCCCACCTTCCCGCCTGCCGCGCACACGCATACTGAATACATGAGTAAAGGTCCTCTGACCTGGAACCTGCTCAGGGGGGTGTGATAGATGGCCTACGGGGACTCACTGTATAGCACGTTGCTGTATACAGGTAGTGCGGATTCCGCCGATCCGGAACCAGGATGGATACCGGATATTAGTAAGCAATTGCCGGATGTTTACAATAAGCAGGATAAGCTCCGGCAGCTATTAGATATTTTGTCTGAGCAAATAGGGGTATCGAATCAACGAGCAGAAGAGACAAGGCAGCAAAATTGGGTAGACACTGCTACATGGAGCTTATCCCGCTGGGAAGCTGAACTCGGCTTATCTATAGATCCTTCGAAATCACTCCTTGCCCGCCGTGAAATCATCAAGGCGAAGCTGCGCGGCATCGGAACAACAACGCCGCAAATGATCCAGCGAACAGCTTCCGCATTTTCTGGCGGTGAAGTGTCGGTAGAAGAGGTTCCGGACGAATATAAATTTATCGTGCGGTTTATCGGTGTTTTGGGCATCCCGCCGAATATGGCCGGACTGATTCAGATCCTGGAGGAAATAAAGCCAGCGCACCTTGACTATGAGTTCGCCTATACTTACACGTTCTGGGAATCGGTGAAATCATTGTTGTGGGCAGCGGCGAAGCTGAAAACATGGAATGAGTTAAGAACATACGGATAGGAGGAACAGCATGAAGACAACAAGTAATTTAGGACTAAAGAAACCCGAAGGCACGGATTTGGTGGATATTGACGACCTTAACGATAATGCCGACTTATTAGACACATCGGTGAAATCTCTCCAGGATCATGCCGCCGATGCAGTCAAACATATCACGGCTGCGGAGCGGACCGCATGGAATGCCAAGGCATCGACAGCAGCCGCAACCTCCGGAGCTGCTGGCCTTATGTCGGCTGGAGATAAATCCAAACTGGATGGCGTTGCGGCCGGGGCAAATGCTTACGTCCACCCCGCCACACATCCACCGGGGATCATTACGCAAGATGCTTCAAACCGTTTTGTCAGCGATACGGAAAAGTCTACCTGGAATGCCAAGGCATCGACAGCAACCGCAACCTCCGGAGCTGCTGGCCTTATGTCGGCTGGAGATAAGTCCAAGCTGGACGGCGTTGCAGCTGGGGCAAATGTGGTAGCCAATTCGGCCACTAACGGAGTAATCACCATCAATGGCACGAACGCCACGGTATACACACACCCTAATCATACAGGTGATGTAACCAGTACAGGGGATGGCGTAACGGCGATTGCACCTGGGGTAATTGTGAATGCGGATGTTAATGCCGCTGCGGCGATTGATGCGACCAAGATCGGAACAGGCGTTGTGTCTAATGCGGAGTTCGGGTATTTGGATGGGGTGACCTCGGGGATTCAGGGGCAGCTGAATGGGAAGTCCCCTACTGTGGACTACGTGCGGCAGCCTGCTTATTCAATAACGGCAGGTACTGGTGCAGCTTATACTGTTAATTTGACTCCTGCACCAGCGAGTTTGCCCGAAGGATTTGGTATTACAATTGTACCCAATCTGGTAAATACAGCAGGCCCGACGCTTAATGTGAACGGTCTCGGAGCTATTCCATTGAAAGATCAAAAAGGTATCGCATACGCCGCCGGGAAGCTGCTTGCAGGCAAACCCTATATGTTTCGCAAGGTTGGAACGGATTTTTTGGCAGATAGCGCGGGTGGCTCCGGTACTGCGGTAGCAGGAGATATTCGCGCGGGGAAAACGGCAGCTACAGATGCAGGGGATGTAACTGGATCTCTAACTGTTCAGACGGGCGGTACGGTAACGCCGGGACCGTCTGCGATTGTCAAAGCGGCGGGGATATATGATACAGCGATAACAGTTGCGGCCGTTGCTGTCCCTGCTGCAGCATTGCTGGTAGGGAATACAGTCGCGGGTACGGCGGGAACAATGCCTATAACTAATCCAGATTATAGCGATCAATTAACAGCTATAAATTCCAGTTATGGTCCGTACAGCGGTAACGGATTGCCCTATATCTATTTGGGCATGACTTCAAACCGTTACTATTCAGGCGTCAGTTGGTTGCGGATACATGAGGCGGGATTGATTCCTTCTAATGTACGCAGCGGTATAACGGCCTTTGGCGGACAGCTTGTTGGCTCTCTGCTCCCCCAGCAATATGCTTCAGGAGCTGGATATACAAGTAGCAATATATTAACCGTCAACGGACTATCATTTACTCCAAAAGTAATTATATGCCGATTCGTCAGCGGTGTTTACAATGTTACTCACGGATATTTTAACGGTATATGGTTTCTTGTATTGAACTTTATAAGTAACGGATATCAAGACAACGTTACCGTTGATGCAAGTTCTGGCAGTAGCATTCAATCTAATGGTTTTACAATGTATGCATATAGACAACCCGCAAGTGGGCCTATCCCCTGGGAAGCCTGGGGATAAGAAAGGAGACAACCTAACAATGCAAATAGGTCGTAAAATCTACTATGAAAAATCAACCGGAAACATCCTGGTAGACACTGGAGAGCGGTCAGGTGATGTTGTGGAAACTACACAGGAACAAGACTTTACCTCTTATGTTGCCATCTCAGAGCGTATCCCCGAAACCGTAGGAATGATAAAACTAGAATACGGTCAATATAATCAAGACTTTGCAGAATGCAGTGGATACCGCGTTAACCCAGGCAATGGAAAGCTGGAGTTTAGCTATCCTGATCCTAACGAGGTACCGGGGGAACCGAGCAATCCAGTCTATCAGCAGCCACTCACTGAGCAAATCGCGACTCTGGAACAGCGAACAGAGGCGAACGAGGCAGCAATTCTGGCCCTGTTAGACTTCGGCCTTTAGGATCTTTTTATGGAGGGAGGTGAATACAATGTATCCATTTTTACTAAATATGTGGGTGATGGGCAAAGTCACAGAGACTAAGCTGCAGACGTATAGCCCTAAATATATCACATCCGATGAGATAGACATGATCTTGGACACACCACAAAAAGAGTAGTTGGCGCCCATAGAGGCGTTTTTATTTTGCCCTCGGAGCTGCTTCGGGGGCTTTTTTACATCGGAAGGGAGCGGGGGGATGCTCAATCATATCAAGCAATTATCAACAATTATATATACGGCTGCTGTAGGCTCCGGGAGCCGCGAAGTAGCAACGGGGGGAGTTACAGCTATGGCGGGGCTACTGGCGACGATTACAGGGATGCTGGGAGGTTGGGATAAGGGGCTGCTGGTGCTTATCGTCTTAATGGTGTTCGATTATGGCACGGGCGTTCTTGGAGCAATTAAGACAAAGACCGTGAGCAGTGATGTGATGTTTTGGGGAGGCATCCGCAAAGCGGTAGTGCTGTTTGTTGTTGGGTTGTCTTCGCTTATGGATGATTGGATACAGCCGGGCGCGCCGATCTTCCGGACGGCTGCCATTTACTTTTACGTCGGACGCGAAGGTTTGTCTGTCGTTGAAAATCTCGGGGTGCTGGGGATACCTTTGCCGCAGGGAATTAAAGATTTTCTGCTGCAGCTAAGCGAAGACAAGTCCAAAAACAACCCGGCTAAGCCGGATCATCCGGATAATAATCAATCAGCATAGGAGGGATACAGGTGTCATTAACATTAGAACAAGTAAAGCTTAAATCAGAATCCAAGCTGACCGGGCTGCAGCCGGTTATTGCGGCTGGAATGATTGCGCTGATTACAGGCTGCTATAACCGCGGCGTACAGATCATCATCACCCAGGGATTACGCACGTATGCCGAGCAAGACAACCTTTACGCCAAGGGGCGGACCGCGAAGCAGCTTGCCGCCGTGGGCCTATCCAAGGTAACGCCACAACCTAAAGAGGACATTGTGACCAATGCGCGTGGCGGCTACAGTAATCATAATTTCGGTTGGGCGAATGATTTTGCGCTACTCCTGCCGGATGGGCGCACGGTCTCCTGGGACACGCTGCGGGACGATGACAAGGACAGCCTGCCGGACTGGTCCGAGGTTGTGGAAGAAGCAAAGAAGCTCGGCTTTGCGTGGGGTGGAGACTGGCGGACATTTAAGGATATGCCACACTTGGAAATGGTTTTTGGTTTGACGACTACGCAACTACGTGACGGCTTGAAACCTGCAGCGTCTTTGATCGCAAAAGCATTCGCTGTAGTAAACAAATATACGGAGGCGATAGAAGAAATGACCGCACAAGAGAAGCAAGAGTTTGAAGCCATGCAGTTACTGATTAAAGCTCAAGCGGAGGTAACGCTGGGCCTATCCAATCGGATCGCCGAGCTGGAGAAGGCGGCCAAGCTGCCGGAAATCCCTAAGTGGGCACTGGCCGCCTGTGAGGCCGCAAAGGCCGCAGGCTATTTGGATACCACAGCGAACGGCAGCTATGACTTTTACCGGATGGTCACGATCCTTGACCGGGCCGGAATATTCAGAAAGGGGGATAAGTAATCATGAAAAACAAAGTGGAATGGAAGGCAAAGCTTGCAAGCCGGAAGTTTTGGGCGCTGGTCGTTGCCCTGGCTACGTCAATTCTCGGGGCCGTTGGCGCATCGGATGATACAGCGGTCAAGATTACAGGAATCATTGCGGCAGTGGGAGCCTGCGCCGTGTATATGCTGGCAGAGGCGATCACAGATGCAAGTAATTCCGACAAAGAGTAGATCCGAAACGCTAAAAATTTCATTTACAAAATGTACCATTCATGATAATCTGAATGTGTCCGAAAGCATCGGCAAAAGCCCGTCAACCTTAACTGGTCGACGGGCTTTTTTTGCTTTTCAAGCTATATAATTATTGCTAAAAAATTGATTTCACAGTTATAATACAAACAAATGTTCTTGTATTGGGGGTGTAGATTTGCTTGAGGATACACCACGCAAGTTGCTCCGGATTATGTATCAATTTAAGGGACACTTTCGCAGGATGCCCACAATGACTGAATTAGTACGGCTGAGTGGCCGAAGAACTGGAGCGATCAAGGCGGGTATGCTACAACTGGTCGAACGTCATTATATTGAATGGGATGAGAAGCAGCCAGTGGAAACCGCCGTTGTTATTGAAGCTTGGGAAAGAGACGTAAAATATAAAGAACAGGCTGAAACAGGTACAAGTAAGCCACAGAATACGCCTGTAGTGTGGAACACAGAGTACTGGACACATTACTAGAGTGCAGATATTTCTCTTCTTTGCCGATAACAATTATAGTAAAATATGCTTTATAATAATTGTTTCTTCTGGAGGGTGAAATGAAAAATAAATTTTCTATATTTATGGTATTTGTATTAGTTTTAACTTTAACTGCTTGTTCAAACTCCAAAAGTAGTATGGCCGGTTCATGGGTAAGAAATGGTGATTCTCAGTTCAAGGGGATGGAAGTTACTCTGGAGAAACTGGATAGTGGTGATTACCGAGCAAAAGTGACCAAAGCGGATGATAAAGGAATCTTTGCCCAAGGAAATGTTAAATGGCGTGATGTGAAGAAAGTAAAAGAAAATGAGTATGATTTATATGACTTAGGAGACGCTGGTCAGTGGTATGAAATGACCTTGACCTATAATACTGACGATGATACTTTATCGCTTCAGTCGTTTGATAATCAAGGAGAAGAGGGGGCCTCACAAATTTGGAATAGGGTTGAATAA